ACAGACGGCATATCAACGCCTTTTATCGTTTTCAGCCATGTGTCAAACGGAGGAAGACCGGGGGTGCCTGCGTCGGCGAAAGCCCACAAGACCTGCAAAAACAGCCTGCATTCCTCGCCGTAGAGTGTCGCGCTCTCGACCTCTCCCGCGGCTTCACGCTGTCCGTCAAGCTCCACAGCCCTTTTCAGGTCTTCCGCAAGCTCATGCCCGAACTGCGCTTTGTACGCGAACCATGTGTAAACGGTCGAACGCAGCGTGATCGTTCCGCCGCCAATATCATACGTTTTTTTCATTTTGCCTTTTCCTCATGATCTTCTCCGCACTCTCGTTGAGCGCCGTGCCGTTTATCCCGCAGATTATGCATATCGGCTCACAGTTGACCCAAAGCATTTTGCACTTGGGGCAATACCAGCGAGGGCGGGGAGTGTTTTTCTTACTCTTTTTCATGCTTATAAGTCTCCCGCCAGTCTATCGCCTGCCCGCACCGACAGCAGAAGTTCATTTTCTCGCGGTCGTACTTCGCGATTATCAGCTCGCAGCTCGGACATTTGTAATACTCGCCGTAGAAGTAGTGCTCGACTTTGGGAGACATGGGCGTGTCCCTGTCGTGCTTTCTGCTCTCCATGCTCACACCCCCATATGCTTCACGCGGTCGTCCACCTCGCGCCGCTTGGCGTTGTTGAACCGCCCGAGGTCGCCGACGAGATAGCCCGTTATGCGGCGTATGCGCTGGAACGGCACATCACAGCGCTCCTTGAAGTTGTAAGTCAGATCGACAAATTCGCCGTCAAATTCGATATCCACCGTGCCGCACTCGTCGGGGTAGGTCTGATTCGCGTACTCCCAATATGCCTGCAATTCATCGTGAGACATTTCGGGGTGTTTGCCTATCGTAATCATGTTATTGGCTCCTTTCGGGTCTGAAATCATGCACAAATAATACACTAAACTTTGTGCATTATTAAATAAAAAAGTTTTTGAAAAGAGTTGACACGCACGTTAAAACGTGGTATAATATAATTGTAGAGAGGGGGTGATGTATATGACAAGTAAAGAGTTTGACCTGTTGATTGCGATGATCCTTGAAATGCTGAAAAACGGTCAGGTACAGAGAGTTATCGACCTCTTGGAAGAAGCACGAGGGGATAACGGAAACGATAACAAATCTTAAAGAGAGGCAGCCTTCGGGCTGCTTTTCATGCTGTTCCCAAATGGAGGAATTTATGAATATAAAAAATATACGCACCGCAAAGGGTATGACCGTTCAGCAGTTAGCCGATGCCGCGGGCATTTCAAAGCGCACACTTGAGGATATTATTCGGCGCGGTGACTGCCTTGTCTCAAACGCTGTAAAGCTCGCCGACGCTCTCGGCGTTACCCTTGACGAGCTGTGCCGCGATACCGCCGCCCACGAATAGCGCATAAGCCCCCGCCCCATAAGGCAGGGGCTTATTTTTGCCCTATGCTGCTGTTATCGTCATGTAGCCGAAACTACTACTGTGCAGGTGTCCGTATAGGTCACGCCGCTGTCTGTGATCGACGCGGTGATGATCGTGTTTCCCGCACCCTCGGTGGTGATAACACCGTCTGCTACAGTCGCGACGGACGAGCTGCCCGAAGTCCATGTAATGGTTGCATTTGCGGGATAGGTCAGCGCGGAAAGCGTGTACTCGTCATCGACCTTTAACGCGATCTTGTGCTCTGCAAGCTCAACACCCGCCTGATGTGCGGCTTCGGGAAGCGTGACGAGCCTTGTCTTGCCGTCGATCAGCAGGCGAACAAGCTTGTCGGTCGGTCTCGGAGTTGCCGCAAGCGGTATCGCGGGGAATGCCCAGTCGAAGTTTCCGCCCTCTGCGGTCTTGCCTGCGTCGGAAGGTCTGCCCGATGCCTGACACCAGTAGTATACACTGGTCTGTCCTACGCCGTCGGAAGTGTCCTCGTAGATTATCAGCGCGAAATACGGCATTTCGCCGACGTTCGCATACTCCGCGATGCCGTCCTCAGTCTGCTGCATTTTCAGCCACTTTGTCTGTACGACTCTGTCGAGCACGGAGAGCAGCGTTACATTCAGATCATAGCCGTCGTTTATCGTATCGCCGTATACCTTGACGCTGTCAGCATAAACGCTCTGCGAATCGCCGCGCGGGTCAAGGCTGTACTCTCTGCCGCCCGATGTGGTCGTAACAAGGTTCTCGATCGGGCCGTATGTTATCGACTGGTTGCCCTGCGCGTCGGTCGTCAGTGTCGCCAGTGCAAAAGCCAGTCCGGTAATGCCCTTTTTCATTTTTGCCTTGGTTTCAGCCATTTGAATTATCCCCCTTTATATCGTTATGTCGTAATAAAATACAACCTCGCCGCGTTCGTCCACCCACGCCCTTTCACGGTCGTAGGACAGCCCGTTCGCGGTCAGAAGCTCTTCAAGAGCCGCCCCCGATGCGCAGTCGGTCGGCTTCGCGTACAGTTCTATGCGGATATAAACGTCATCATAGACGTTCATCGAATCCGCGTGTACATTCTCCCCGTCCATCTCGTAGTAGACGAGACACGGCGCGGGTGTCGGCTCGGTGTATACATAATGCCGGCAGGGTATGCCGGTGACCCGTGTAAATCCGTCGAGGATACCGCAAAATTCATCAACTGTCAAAACATACCCCCCCTATCTTATGTGTTTCTGATTATTTCCTCACAGTCGGCGAGGAAGTCACGGTTCAACTGCTCCTGCACGGGCTCGATGTGCGGTATGCCTTTTACGCGGGTGCCGCCTTTTTTCAGGTGTCCGTATTCCAGCAGGTGCGTTAAATGCGGTTTTCTGCGGTTGTAGATAGTTATTTCCAGCTTGCCGCCGCTTTTCTGCTTTTTTATCGCCCAGCCGTCGGCATAGTGCGGGTGGCTTTCTTTACTGCGGGGAGAGGTCTGTTTAAGCGTTTTTACCGCTTCTTTGGCTCTCCTGTCCGCCGCCGCTTCGATCTCCTGTGCGACTTCCTCGGTGTAGTCGGTGAGCGCCTTCATGATCTCAATCTCAATGTCATAGCGCTTTCCCACTGTCAATCACCGCCTTGATCTTGATGATCTGATGCGCACCGTTTACGTCCGTTGCCGTGAGTATGCGGTGCAAAGTCCCGCCGTACCGCAAGCGGTAGGTTTCGGGAACGATTTCCGCAGCCTTTGCGCAGTAACGTATCTTGAACTCCGTCACTGTGTTATAATCGGGTCGGCGTTCCTCGGTCTGCACATACTCGTCGTATGGCTTAACGCCCGCGTAGCAGCTGTGAAACGTTTCCCAGGTCTTTACTTCGTTCTGACGGCTGTCGAGCGTGACCGTGGCTTTCTCGACCGTTATACGGCGGTCGAACTCTGAATAGTTGGTGTTCATTCGTCATCACCCTCATATTCGTCCTGTTGCAGCTGTACGATTATGCTCCGCACCGTGTACGCCGTCTTATCGTTCACCGATATGCTGTACTGCCTGTTTTTGTACATCTCGCCTACCAGAAAGAGCACGAGGAGCCGCGCAAGCGGGTTTGTGTCGTCGTAGTTCCCGACGGCATTTTCAACGTACTTTTCCGCCGCCGATTTTTCCAGCGCTATAAGCGTATCGTCATCGTCAAAGTCAACGCGCAGGTGCGTTTTTACCGTTGCCAGCTCCATTTGCTCATCTCCTGTCATGCGTTCTGTATAGTCAGCTCACTAAGGTCAAACTCCTGAACTGTCGAGGTCGCGCCGTTGGAGCTGATGACCTTGAACTTCTGGAGTTCCTTGCTCGTGATCTTAAATACGCCGTTCATGTCGGGGTCGCCGAGGAGTTCGACAAGCCCCGAGCCTGCCGACGGTTCAAGTCCTACCTTTACGGACGTTGCATTCTCGTCAATGTCGGAGAATTTCAGTACGAGGAAGTTGCCCTCGCCCCATACGTCAGTAATAGCATTAGAGCCGCTTAGGTATTTCAGAGTGCCCGTTATCTTGTTGCCCGATACGGAAACGCCTGTCTGCATTGCAGATGTCAGAACACCATATACTTTCGCACTGCCCGTCTCGGGCGCTACAGTCAGTGCGTCAAGAGGGTTTCCGGAAGCCTCCGCAAGGTAGCCGAAGCAGTAGCAGGCATCGGCGCTGTCCCACTGGATAACGTCGAACAGCTCAATGAGCCTTGCAAGCGTGGTATTCGTGGTGAAGCCCGCTTCCGAGGACGTAGCAAACTTATAATAGCCGCAGGTCACGAACTTAACGCCCTCTTCCAGATTGCCGTAGAATACGGGTGCGCCGTAGGTCTGATCGCTCGGGAACTGTGCGTTAGAGAAAACGATCACGGGGAAGCCCTTGAAGCGCTTTACAGTTGCGTTTGTGGGGTCAGGCTGTAAGATCGGGCGGTTATTGGTATCAAGCTGCTTGTCGAGATAATCAAAGCCATCCTGATTTGTCACGATCACGGTATTGTACAGCGACGCGGGGTCAAGGTCGGTATTGATCGAGCTTGAAAGCGCCGTGTATGTGGTAAGGGTCTTTGCGGTCTTGCCGTATTTCAGCTTAGTGATGATAGCTGCATTCTCGGTGATGACCGCCTTCTTTGCAAAGTATCTCGTGATATAGCCCACAAGGTCATTGTCGGTCATGGCAAGCAGCACGTTCGACATTTTTATGATCGTGCCCCATTCGCTCATAGCGAACTTTACGGGTACGAACTGCGGGTCTTCACTCGGGGTAAGCTCGTCACCGTCCGAGAAATTTGTAAGACCCGTAATGCTGCCAATACTCTCAACGGTCAGCGAACCCGAAAGCGCGGTAGTGTTGATAGTGCCGACAACCGAACGGAAGGAGCGGAATTCTCTCACTCTCTCGTTGATCTTTGTCGAGATTTCCTGCGGGAGTATGTAGCCCTCGCCGTTTGTGCCGGGGTCGGTCACGGGAGAAGGCACCAGCAGGCTCTTTTCGGCTTCGGTAAGTGCCTTGCCCGAAATGGTCTTGATGATCGCACGGATAGCGCTTGCAGCTTCCTTTAAGTCCTTTTCCACGGGGTCAACGGTCTTGGTCGCTACGGTAGCCTTTGCCGCAAGCTCTGCGTCCTCCGCGGCTTCCAGTACGCGCTGAATGTCGATCTTCTTCTGAAGCTCTTTCACTTCATTCATGGTCTTCTCGGCGTTCTCAACTTCTTCCGCATCAAGCTGCTTCTGCGCCATTTCGCGGAGAACATCGAGCTTAGCCAGCATCTTCTGAAGCTTAGTCATGTCATTTTCCTCACTTTCAAAATTTGTATTTTATTCGGCTTGCGCCGAGTTCCGACTTTATTTCAGCCTTTTTCTTTTCGAGCGGGTCTTCCTCCGGGTTCTCTGCCGCCTTGATCGTCCCCGCGTTCGGCTGTGCGGGAACTGCGACAAACGACAGCTCATAGGCATCGGGGCAATGTACGATGATCTTCATGCACTTTTTACCGTCGTATGAATCGCCGATAAAATGCCCGCATACGCTTTTACCGCAGATAGAACATCTGAACTTGCTTACCGCAAATCCCGTTGATACCTCACGCTTGATACCCGCCTTGATCTCGGATATCAGCCCCTCGTTCTCGGGGGTCTTTGCCATATAGCACTTTGCTATCAGCTCCGTGTACGGCTCACCCAGTCCCGAGGTCTTGCCCTCATCGGTGCGCAGTTCCGTCGCGTATACCCTCGCGATCTGATTCTCCGAGCTCGGCTTGTGGTCGCGTATCATGGTCTTACCCTTGTACAGCTTTGCAAGGTCTTTGAGCGCCGAAGCCGAGAACGGCATATCGTTCCGGTCGTCGTCCTCGTTGTTGCCGATAACAGCTTTGAACGTATATACCTGTTCCGCGGTCAGCGGTTCAAGGGCGTACTCGTTTATCTGCTTCAGCTCGTTTTCGTCGGTTTCGAGACTCTTGATGTGCAGCGTTTTGCTCTGCTTGTCAATTTTCATTCGGTTCACCGCCTTTCACATACTGTTTTCCTATATCCTCAAACGGGATAGCCGCGCCGTTGCCAAAGACGAGCCTGTCTGTGCCCGGTATAAACGGCAGGTCTTCCTTTGCCCTGACTTCCGCGACTTCGAGCATGGCGTTATTCACGCCGATAGAGTATGCCTGATATCGCGTTTGCAGGTCGGCGCGGAGTATAACATCTGGGTTGAAATTGATATATATACCGTCCTCACGCTCCTCGTCAAAAAGCAGCTTGTAGTCGAGCTCCTGTTCGTAGATCGTAATGACATTCAGCAGCGTGTCGGTATAAAATGCCGTGTTCTGCTGCTCGATGTTCGAGTAGGTCGATTTCTCCAGGTCGTTGAGCTGGAAACTCTTCACCCCGAAAGCGTTCGCTATCTGCCGGCTGTTGAGCGTGTTCAGCTCCTTGAACTGCGAATCGACGAGCTTTGTCTGCAAGGTCTTGATATCAAAATCGACGGGGATAGGTATAACTTTCCCTGCGTGTTTCACGCCGCCTAACTGTTCAAACTTCTTGCGGAGTTTGGCTTCACGCTCTTTGTTCAGGTCGCCCGTGTAGGTGACAACGACAGGGTCTTGCAGCCCCGATTTGTATTTCTCCGATATGACATTCTGGGAATACTGCTCGTTCGCGATAATGCCGCCGAGATATTTGCGTATGCTCTC